TTTAGTGTACCATATCCAGCATATTTATACCATTGAGCCAGCTCTCTCTTGAGAGGAGCATCAAGAGCAAAGGATCTTGTCTTGACATATCTGTCCACTTGTGTCTGGAGCTCGTTACTTATTTTCATAGATCAAGATTAAGTCACTGATTAGATATGAGATGAAACCAAGAGCACAGAGCCTCCATTCATACATGGCAAATATTGCCACTGTTGTCCAAAATGACATGCAGCTCTGGCAATTAAATGGCTTGATGTCTGGCATCTGAAAAGTGAGGAGAGCTCTGGCAATCCCCACTGATAAAAGAGGAATGATGTATATCATATTTGAATTTATTAATTGCTTTGTTTATAGTATCCAGGTTGATTCCTGTGAGGCCTTTGATTTCTCGGTAAGTCATTCCCATGAGTCTCATCTTGGTGATCTCTTTGCAGAACAACTCCTCATCATTGTCAGGAGATTGCTCAAGGTAAGCATCCAGGATCTGTTGGTATTGAGTCTCATTGTACACATCCTCCTCTGCTATTTTGTCGAATCCATCTGGGATGAGCATTGATCCTCTGTACAATTGGTTGAACTTTGATTCTTTCCAGTTGTATTGGTTGTAAGCCCACCTGGCGAATACACGAGGCAAATCCTGTGGCTTGATCTCGAGCTTTGCCAATAGTAGATAGACATGGGGCACCAGGTCATGATGAAGGTTATTTCCTCCAGTGATCTTGTAAGCGATATCATATGCCTCTCTTTTCCAGAATTCCACATCACTAAGTTATTGCTTTTTAACATACCAAGAAAACCATCTTTGATAAAAATCATCATTGACATTCTTTCCTGTGAGAAATCTGTGGATCTTGGATGGATTGACATCTAGGTCCTCTGCCAGGTGAACAGCCTTGTATCTCCTGGAAAGTCTGGAGAGAGTTTCTCGGATCATCCAGTCCTTGATACTCTCTCCATCTTTTAGGGCAATTAAAAAATGCCTTGCACTTTCCATGCTTCCAATGTGTTAAAATATTTAACTTCTCCTTGTGGGCTTTTCCATTCTCTGCCTTTGAGATTGAATGACACTGTAATCTCCTCACCAACTCCAAATGGATCAATTATATCTGTTCTGTCATTGAGTAGCTCAAATGTGATGAACTGCTCATACTTGTCCTCATTTGTTTTGATTGTGAATGATCTTGTTGAGAATTTCTCAGATCTCTGTTGTGTTTGTCCTTTGACATGCAAGATGCCTTTTACTTCGTTGTTCATATTACTTACTTATTATTTAATTGTTGCATATATTGTGAATAATACTCTGATGCATCTCTCAATCTGGAGAGCATCAACTCCTCAAGAACACCATCTCTCTCATATTGCACCACAGTGATTCTCTTGGTTGGATCAATGTGAGACACCTTGTGAATATCTCTATTGTCCCAGTCACTCAAGAGCTCATCATCTGTGTCAATCATGCAAAAGATCACAAATGCTCTTGGCTTGTTGAACAGGTGCATATATCCTCTCACTTGCCATTCATAGGAATCAGCATCCTCTGGCAAGGCTGGAAAGGTCTCAAGGCTCCAGGATGTTTTGATGTCAATGATGGAATCATCAGTGATGATATCTGGATGTCCTGAGAGATATCCTTGAGTCTCTCTCAATTGATTCTTGACAAAGTTGCTACCAAACCAAACTGAATTGACCAGAGAAATGGATTCCATTTCATACTCTGTGCCCTTTCTCATTTGCTTGGTCTCAACCTTGCTGGTATATCCATAGAAATTCTCTTTTGCCAATTGCTTGATGTAGCTCTTGGCTGTCTCTGATAAACTCTCTGACTTGTTCCTTGGATTGGTCATGAGCTTTGCTAATGATGAACATCTGAATATCATAACTGAGCCTCCTGTTCTGGTGTTAATTGGTACGTTTCTTTCAATGACTCAACAGTGTATGTGCCTTTTTTAATGGCAGCAAGAGCACTTGAGAATCTCTCATCAGTTATTGATGGCAGCTCTTTCTTGCTATTTGACACCTCTTTGCCATCATCATCCACAGCTTGCAATGCCAGGATTGCCTGTAATGTTGCCCTCCGATAGTAAGTTGTTGCACTGATCATCTTTTGTGGATCTGTAATCAATGGCAATGACAACCATGATTCAATCATCTGACCAGAATCAATGTCAATAATCTGAGTCACAAGCACTGTGTCATGGATTGGTTGCAATAACAACAGGCCATTCTCATGCAAGATTGGCTCAACAGTCTCCAGGAGAGCATTGATATCTGCATATGATTTCTTAAAATGTGGATTCGTTGCATTCTTAACAACCTTTCCAATGCTCAGCTTTGCTCTGTGGAGCTTGCTGTACAAACTGATTCCAGTAACTGGATCAGCTTTCTTTGCCCTCAACTTCTCTGATGTTGATGGGATGTCAAAATTTAATTGATTTTCCATATATGTTTGTTTTAATTTTTACAAATGTAATGAAAAACTTTCATACCAAAGTACAAAAGAGTCAAAATCTTTTGCAATGTAATATGTTCCTCCAGCTCTCTCAACATCTTGTTGATATGCTTTCTGAGCATCTGATTGCCTGTCTGAGCCATATTTCACCTCAATCTTAACTGATCGGCCTCTGATGGTTGCTGAGATATCAGCTGTGCCCTTGGTGCCTGTTCCTGGAGTCCACTTGCCAGGGAGTTGCTTGAATGTATCACCAACTTGTATCTTGTTGCCAGCTCTGTATTGCCCTTGATTGGAGATTCTTTCAGCTTGTCCTGACATTGCCTTGATCCAAAAGATAATGCACTTGGTCAGGTTGTTGGCTGAATTATCTTTCCAGTCAGTCAATGGAATCATCTCCTCTCTCATGGATGGATATCTCTCTTTCAGTTGCTCAAGCTCAAGGGCCTTGAGTTTATCTCTGTTGGCTTTGTTCATAATCAGTGAATTTATTGAATTCATCCTCTGTCACTCTCTTGACATCAAATTGATTTGCATTTGTTGTGCAATTAGCTACAAAGTAGTGACCTTCCTCTTTTAGCTTATCCATAATATCAAAGAGAATTGTCTCATGCATATCCTCTCCGACCTCAATAATAAAGTATTTTTTTTCCATCTTATTCTGATTTAAAGGTTAATAAAAAAAATAGTCAGGACAGGATTCGAACCTGTATGCGCCCTCGTATCGGAACCTTTTAATTGTTTTTTGAGTGCGCTATCCGCAATCGAAATGTTTACGCCCTTACGGGTCTACTCATTCCTACTCAGCGTCTACCATTCCGCCACCTGACTATTTCATCTTATTCTGATTTAAAGGTTTTTATTTCTTTTTTTAAATAATTGGTAATACCAATAGTGAATTGCTATACAAAATCCTGAAACACTAATTGCTCCATAAACAATACAAAATCCAATATCTTCACTGCTCATTCTATTCTGATTTAAAGGTTAATAACTTCCGCAATTAAAACTGCGGATAACAGTCAGCAAGTGAAATTAAAACTTCACCTGCTTTGGTGTTACTCTGATTTAAAGGTTTCGTTGTAGTATGTGTTAGAAATTAAATTATTTGGCACATCAATTCCATAAGCAGCACCATATACATACGCATTAGATATCTGCTGCTTTTCCATTTCTTTGGCTTGTTCCCAAATATTACCATCAAATATTTCTTTAGAACTATCCCTTAACATTTCGTGCAACCATTCTACTGCTGTCTGTTTCATTTTTTTTCTATTTTAGTTAGGAATTGCTCATATTTATTTGTGCCATGACTTGCCAATTTCCTTAGATCTGCCTTCTCTTGAGCATCTTGCTTGACAAGTTTACTCATATTGACAAAGTAATCACTTAGCCTCTCAGCTCTCAATATCGCCTCCTCACATATTGACAAGGCATCTGATCCATCCTCTGAGCTTATAAGAATATTCAATATCATTGCGAATCTTGGAATGTAGCTCTTTTGTTTTGGCAACATTGATTTCATATATTCATTTTCATCATCTGAATTCTGCATCTCAGATATCTTGTCATGTATTCTGATCCATTGCTCATTGGCCTCATGAGAGAATCTTGTGACATGAGGAATGATCTCACCTTTCTCATCAGTTCTAAAAAAGTTCTTGGCAATTGATTCCTTGAGTCTGATCATAAAATTCTCATACCATGACATCAATTCATAATCAAGAACATTGGTGTTATATTTCTCAACAGATAGCTCTGGATAGCTTATCAGCATCCTGTCAATGAATCCATTCTCCTTGTTAACTCCTGTTGCAAATTGCTCAAAGATATCTGGTTGAATACCTCCAATTACAGGAATGAATGGCTTGTCAACAAATGCACTCTTGGATGTTTTTCTGTTCAGAGATATGCTCTGACCATTCCAGGATGACAACCAGAATTCAAGATCTGATCCAGCTCTGTACTTGTTCATGTCTTTAAACCATCCAGCAAGCTCATCCTTGAATACTCCAATGCAATTTGGATTGGTTTCATGCAAGTCAATCAATGCCTCCAGTGTGATATCACCAACAATGAACTGTTCTGATCTTGGCTTTTTTATCTCCTCAGCATATTTCTTGGCATCCTTATCAAGCCTTTCATACTCAACATATTTGGCATATTCTTTCTGAAATTCCTTTTGCTTTCTTATATTCAATTTCTGCAATGGAAAGATAATCTGATTTAAGCTTGGTGTCTTACCGATTCCTGGCTTTCCGACAACAGCAAGCCACAATGTTGCTGTCTCTCTCCATCCTGGTTTGATTTCAACAATGAATGAGTTACCAATACAAACTGACATGGACCAAAGGAATGCACAGCCCATGTAATCAATGGAGAGTCCAAGAGTCTGAGAGCTTTGGATTATGTATTGCTGGATCTCCTCGCTAAAAATATCAATAGGAAATTGCACTCTTTGAACATTAGTCTTGAGCTCAATAGGTTGTATCTTAATTTTTTTCTCTTTCCTGGCTCCATATCCTTGAGCATATATCTCTCTTGCTGATGCTGTGAAATCACCGTTATGACATTTAAATGTGTATGCCTTGAATGGTGTGATCAACTGCTCATGAGGATATATTGTGCCTGTTGAGAATAGATACATGCATCCAGTGTTCCTGTAAATATATCCAGAATGAGGAGATGTTCCTCCATTTCTCTTGATGATATCTTTGTCATGAGTCTTTGAGACAATTGTGAAATCATCAGAGATGATATCCCATATTGACACCCTCTCATTGTAATCTTGCCAAGGTGTTAATGTGCTTTCATATTGCTCAGTTACTTCCTCTTTCACCTCTTCATCACCAGTCCAGTTGTACATCTTGCAAATTGTCCAGAGTATTTCTCTGTCCTTGTCTGAGATATGCTTGACATCCAAGTATGTGAGCTCTGTGATGTTGTTAGTGTACACAACACAATATCCTCCCTTTCCTCTTGATTCAATCACAGCCTCTGAATGGTCCTTGAGTCTTGCAATCTTGGTGTTGCCTTGCACATTCTTGGTCTTGTATAGGATATGATATCCCTGATTGATTGTCTTGTAAATTGTGAACTTGAGATCAAAGTCATCAATGTTGTCTTTGAGTAACTGGAGGAATTCATTCCAGAAATCATTCTGCTCTTTGAGAGTTGCGAATACTTTGAGATCCACATCAATGACCTCAATCTCATTGTATCCAGTCAGAAAGCCAACATAATTAGCCTT